CTCCTTTTTGACCCCTCGCTCTTCCTTAAAGGAGGCGAGGGTAGGAAGATCATCTTACTTATAGTAAGGAAGATCTTGACAATGGGACCATATGGTATGGGACCGATTGTAGCGCTTTGGAAGGAACTGTGTTCCTTCCTCTACAACAGGTATGCCGAGCTTAGCCCGGTACTACCTCTCCCTTCAAAAGAAAATTTCTTTTGGAGGGCTTTGAGCGGACATCCTGATGTAATCAAGATGGTTGACTCACAGGTTAGCAAAGTTCTCTCAGAGAAGTTTGCCCACCTTACCTCTACACGTCACTTTGCAAGTGGCGATTCAAGGGCTGAACAGAAGGCACTTTCAAAGTTCTTCTGCACCATCGAAACCCCCTGGGTCTATGACCCCGTGTGGATTTCGAACCTTCTCGAGGTTTCTGAAAGAATCGGAGAGAAGTGTAAGTCACTGAGTTCACAGAAGTCAGTGAGCTATGGACTGCCGCACGTTTCACTGAATGTGCGGGCAGTTACTACGCTACCGTCAAAGACGGCGGGCGTGGTAAAGAAATTCGTGAGGCTCTTCAAGAGGTCATGAACTTCTCGCCCCAGGAGGATGAGGTAACCTCATCCCCGTGGGGCCCCCTACGTTGTCCAGCAGGACAACCTAGGTGGAGACACTGGTGTCGAGAGACACCTTATGTTTGGTATCCCGAAACTCAGTTTGGGGAGCCAATAATGGAGGAGGAGTTTGCAAAACTCCATCCCTACCATCAAGGATTTGATGAGGCCATAGGCAATCAAATCCTCGTCACTGCCTGGATAAAATTCAAGCAATGGGAACTAACCGGTCTGGGAATCCCATGTAGGGTACTTACAGTACCCGAACCCGGTTATAAAGCCAGAATAGTGACCACTGGTCCCTTCTGGCTTACAATTCTCCAGCAGAGTGTTTCACACTCTCTGAAGAATATCATAAGCTCGCACCCGTCTGCGACGAGTGGGCTGATGAAAACAGACCAGGCCTGGCAGGCCCTGTATCTGTTTGAGAACAAAAACTTCCCTGAGGGAAGCAGTGTTCTGTCGAGTGACCTCTCTGAGGCCACCGACGTGATCCCCAAGGAGGTCGCTGAAGCGATCCTCTTGGGTTTCTGTAGAGGCTTGGGCTTCAAGTCCAAGCTGCTACCGTTGGTCCTATCACTGTTAAACAGTGACCGGACGTTTACCGCACCTGGGCACGTC